TCAGTCTTTTTTGCCTTCAATCAGACTGTTTTTGAAGTCGTCGTCGATAACGGCGAGGTTATCAATATGCATTTTACCGTTTTTAAACTTCAGGGTGAGCGAATCGGAATTGCGGGTCATTCGGACATAGTCGGAGGCGTTGAACCGCTTCTCCCTGCCGAACATAGTCGAATAGACATACTCCCCGTCCCCGACGGACACGACCTTCTGATTGAGACAGCAGAGCATGGCGGCGCATCCGAACAGCATACAGAGCAAGCCGGGAATCGCAAAGAAGAATCTCCCAACGGCGAGCATGGCAACGCCGACCCCCGCGCCGAAAACATAGACGGCCAGCCCCAAAAAGAAGAGCCACCTCGGAATATACACGACGCAGTCGGAGCTTTTGGGCTCGCGGGCAATACGCACCGTAAAATACACAAGCAGAGCCGCCGAAACAACAGCGACGATAACAGCATACATCATTCCGCCACTCCTTAGAAGACATTGAGGTTTTTGAGCACAAATACCATTGACACGACCCATGCTGCATCGACCGCATACGAAATGAGCGTCAGCGGCTTAGAGGACTGCACACCCACGGCAACACCGACAATACGAAACGCGAAAAAGACAATTATCGCAACGGCGCTCGCAATGAGAAAGCCGAGCATGACGGGCGAGCTGACCGAATCGGGCTTCGCGGCATCGATTATCTGAACAATAAAGAACGCAGCTGCGCAGACTATGTCGACAATCGCAGATGTGTTTGTTATTTTAGGCAGAACTTTGTTTTTCATATTTCCGAGACCGAAGTCTCGCTCACTCCTTTGAATCGGTTATATGAGAATTTTATCATACAAATGCGATTTAATCAACAGCGGGCAGAAAAAAGCGGCGGAATTTACCGCCGCGCATGATTAGCATACATTAATTATATTTAACTATATTCGCCTGTATCGGCTCTCCCCTACTAAACGAGGTAGCGTTTTCAAACGTGGTCTCACTTATCGACTCAAGCGCCTCGCGGGTCAAAAAGCCCTGGTGCGAGGTGATTATAACATTAGGAAAAGACAGAAGGCGAGCCGTGACGGAGGTTTCGAGAATATCGTCCTCGCGGTTTTCAAAGACATTGTGCGTCTCCTCCTCATACACATCGAGCCCGACGCCCATAAATTTATGCTGCCTTATACCTTTTATAAGATCGGGCGTGCTTATCAGCGCGCCGCGCGAGGTGTTAACAAGGATAACGCCGTCCTTCATCCGCTCTATCGCGTTGATATTTATCATATGATAGGTCTCCTCGGTCAGCGGGCAATGGAGGGATATCAGATCGCTTTCGCTGAGAAGTTCATCGAGTTCGACATATCGAACGAAGTCGAGCGAGGGGTTCCGATACTTATCATAGGCGATAACATTCATCCCTAGCCCGCGGCAGGCTCGCGCGAACGATGTGCCTATCTTTCCCGTGCCGACGACTCCCGCCGTCTTGCCGCAGAAGTTGACTCCCGTAAGACCCATGAGGCTGAAATTATTTTCGCGCACTTTTATATAAGCCTTGTGTATGCGGCGGTTGACGGCGAACGCGAGCGCGAGGGCATGCTCGGCTATTGCTTCCGGTGAATATCCCGGCACACGCATAACGGAGATGCCGTGCTCCTGCGCCGCCGGAAGATCGACATTGTTATATCCGGCGCAGCGCATGAGAATGAGCCTGACCCCGTTCTCGGCGAGGATATCCACCACCCGCCTGCCGACATCGGACGCGACGAACAGGCACACGGCGTCATAGCCTTTCGAGAGCGGCGCGGTGCGGTAAGAGATATCCGTCTTGAGATAGTCTATTTCAATGTCGGGATATTTGCCCGCAAGCTTCTCGAACGCCTCGCGGTCATACGGCTTTGTATCATAAAAAAGTATTTTCATAGAATGCGCCTCCGGCAGTTTTCTCTGAATAGTATCCGCCGCAAAGAAATGAATATTCGGGCTAAATGAGCACAATTTATCATAAAGAGTGAAAACAAAGGGAAGAAAATGCAAAAAAGGCTTGACTTTTTAGAGCAAATATTATATGATAATCAAGCTGATTTGCGGATACAGCTTCCGCACAGCGAAAAGGATATGATCCATTAGCTCAGTCGGTAGAGCACTTGACTTTTAATCAAGGTGTCCGGAGTTCGAATCTCCGATGGATCACCAAAGAGAAGCCTTGGAGTCGTTGTGTATCAACGGTTCCAAGGCTTTTTTCATTTCTATTTCAATGCACTCAAAATGAAATCCGTAGTAACCCTGTAGTAACGGTCGATTTTTGCCGGCGCAAACATTGCTTGATTTTCAAAGCATATAATGTTATAATACAACTAAAGAGCCTCCGGCTCTATATCCTATTTCACGCGGCTCTCGGTCTGACCGAGGGCTGCGTTCTTTATAAAGCAGAAAACCGATAAAGCAGAAAACCGGACAGAGGAAAATCCCCTGCCCGGTTGTGTTTTAAATCGCGCCGAAAATCTTGAGGATCTGCACGACCGCCCAAGCGCCGTAAAGCCCGAGCAAATTAAGCAGATTATAGATGATTGCTGTTATCATATCTTATACCTCCGTAAGGTTTGAAACCGCTACCCACGACGATATGTCGCCGAGCAGCGCTTCTTTTACGCCTTTGTTAGTCTGTATCTTTGATACCTTGTGTTTTGTCGGTGCAAGCTGAATAGCAGGAACAAGCTTTCCTCTCGTGCCGCTCAAACCTCCGTAAACTGCGCCTTTTTTGATAGTAACCGTGCTGCCGACGGCGATTCCTTTTTTAGAAGCCAATACGACGGTTATATCCTTGAGATATACCCAGCTGCTGATTTCTCTCAGCAGTGCCTTATTGTCCTGTATCTTGCTCACGGTATGTTTGCGCAGCTTCACCCAAGCGGGTATATGCTGACCTGTAGCGTAGTTCGTGCCGGTTATTTTGACCTTGTCACCAACTTTTACGCTGCCGCTTGGCTTCGAGGTCGATTCTGACGGTTTCTGTGCCGCTGTAGTGCTGTTGTAACTTATCCAAGGACATTTGCCCCAATGCAACCAAGGACGGCTTTTAAGCGCGGTTCTGACGACGCCACCGCCGCATGAGACGGTACACTCGATAACATAGCCATTGCCCTCATATATGCCCACATGACCGTCCATGAACACGAGGACGCCGGGGATCTCTGGCATCTTATTTATGTTGCCGTGCTCAACGCACCTTGAAAGCATACCGTTAGCAGACACATCCTGCGCGGCATTATATTTAGGCGCCGCCGTGCTGCTGTCACTCCACAGATAGCCTTTAATGAGTCCGACACAGTCATGCACCCTTTTGCCGATATCTTTCTTACATTCCGCATATCTGGCGTTGGTGTAAAAGGATGGGTACTGATGGCGCTTTGAATCGAGCAGCGCCTGCGTTCCGGTCTGCCCGAAGGTGCCGTACCAGTACGGATTTCCGAGATTTGCTCTCGCATACGACACAAGCCCGGTGTTAGTCTTTGTCATTTTTTCCGCTCTCCTTTTTAAGCTGCTTGTTGATCTCCGCAACCGCCGCTTCAATGAGCATGTCCATTTCGATTTCGGAAATCGTTATGCCCTTTTCATTGAGCATTTCAATAATGTTTTCCTTAACTTTTGCGAGCTTTTCAGCCCCGTGTAAATCTTTATACAGCTGCTCTGCGGCGTTTACACAGGTTCTTACCACCGCTTCTTTGGTTTTGTCCGTGGTAAATTTGGCGATGATTTTCTTCACCGCTATACCGACAAAACCGAGGATGGCTGTCAAAACCGTGTAAATCAGTGTCATGCCGTACTCCGACCAAAATTCTGCGAACATGAAATAACCTCCTTATTTTTTATACATCTGCTGTTCAAGTGTGTCTATCCTGTGATGCGCCTGTTTGGCGGACGACTCGACATATGATAGACGCTCAAGAACCTTGCTGATTTGATCGTCCTGCTTTTCCTGCTTATGCTTGATATCGTCGACGCCGCTTTTTATGTAACCGAGCTCGGTCAATATAGTGCCATTCTTCTCGCCCTCGCCTTTGATATCGTGCTTTTCGCTGCGCTTATAAGCTAAATATCCGAAGATGATCGCACACACGGTACTGACGACGCTCAATACCGTTAAGAAGATGTTCACACCACCCATACAACCACCTCCCCGTGCCCTATCGAAATACAGATTTTCACATTATACCTCCCCGTCAACCGTCATATTTTGCCAATATGCGATCAAGCTCGGCGCCGTATTTTTTTCGCTGTCCCTTCGGGATATATGCAGCTACCGCGAGCAAGTCCGCCTTGACCTCGGCCGCTTCGATTATCTTAGCTGTCGATTTTTCGACGATGTTATTAACTTCACTGATTTTCATCGACCGCGCCTCCTATCTGATGTAGTGCCGCCTCTAACTGCTCGGGGGTCGCTTCGTCCGTCTGCGGCTGCTCCGTCCACACCTGCGTTATTTCTGTTTCTGTCTCCGTCCATGAGCCGACATAGCTCTTCCCGTCGGACGGGCAGTCGGTTAAAATTATCGGCTTATAGCCGTTAGCGAGGTATATTGACGGGTCGTTTGTAAATACGTCGCCGTCCGCCGTTTTTATCGGTCGCGGTGCTCCTCTGAGCTCGCCGTCTATAAGTTTTCCGTATATCATTTAATCACCCCCATGTGAAAGAGCCTGTGCCTACATTATAGAAAGATTTTCGAGAAACAAAATCAAACATACATGGCACGCCCTCTGTATCAAGGCAAGGCTGAAAGTCTCTTACAAGGTTATCTTGATTATATATTTTGCAAGAATAAACTTTTCCATATACGCCCGAACCGTTAACATTTTTCGCTTTAAACAAAAGCATAGGTATAGTGGAAGAAAAGTCAGATATTGTAACTTCACTGGTAAAAGCGATCACACCATTTGCAAGGGTGAATTCCATTTTTGTTCCCGAAAGCTCGGCGGTATAAACAGTATGTAACTTAATGCCATAATAAGTTATGGCTGATTGCATCCCATCCATCCGAAACAAGAACCTACCATTCGAACTGGAATCAAGATAAGTGGTAAATTGGTCATTTGAGTCTGAGGTAGTTCGTGCGCCGATTAAGCTCGCATACCCCCAATCATAAATCATAAATTTTATAATTACTTTTGTATTCTGAGAAGGTGTTATTTCGGTATTTATCCACTGCGTGCTGGAGGACTGCAAATAATCGACTGCGGTATAACCTTCGGGCAATCCGCTCTGCGTCTCTGCCTTTTGCCATATAAATCTGCGCCTGTTCATGTGCCCTCACCGACCTTCTGAGCCGCCAGAACCTTGTCCTTGAAGCTGAGCTCCCATGTCTCGCCGTTTTTGACATCGAGAGCTGTGCCGATATATTTGGTGCCGGCAGGAAGTGTGACGGCGATTGTCCCGCTCGCAGCGAAGGTCAGACGCATCCAAGACTCGAAGGCACCTTCCGGATAGCTTAGATTCAAGGTCGTGACATCGGTGAGGCGGTACTCGGTGTTGTCGGCGAGGGTTATGTTTGAGCCTTCAGAGATCTTTTGAGGGGTTATAAGGTTGCCATTATACGTAAGAACCCCATTAGAATCAGAAAGACCATCAAGTACAGACTTATTACTATGCTCGTGGGCTTTTTGTATAAGCCAATCTAAAGCGCTGGATACTTTATTAATATTAGACGGGAAAGTTTCAAGCGTTGATGAAAAACCTACAACAGAAGCATCCATGTTTATAAAATTAACTGTCCAACTATCTTGCTTATCGGCATCTATAATAAATCCCGTATTGCCGTCAAACAATATAAACTCATAACTATCTTCAAACCGTATAGTTAATGGAAGCAAATATTGATCAGTTCCGTCTGTCGAAACTACCAAAACTTGCTTGCCCGCTTTGTAAGCCTCATCTATTTGCGCGTAGGTCTTGTCATGGGAAGTAACTGTATATTCTGCTCCTGATTGAATTTGCACATTAACCACAAGAAACTCGGTTCCCATTGAGCCTCCACCGCCTAAAGCCTCGCCGTCATAGGTCGGCTTGCCGTCGGTTTCAGCAAACTTATCAAGCACTGCCTTGTTGGCGTGCGAATGCCGTGCGGCAGTGTTATGGTTGACCTCCGCTACAATCCCCGGCTGCTGCGGATCTATGTCGTTGTCACCGTCCGCCGCTCTGCAAAAGTGCAGCTGTACCATGCGCGACTTGTAGACCTGTTCATTGCCGATATAGCCGATGAGCGTCATACAGCAAAAAGCCGTCGCGGTAACAGCCGCGGGCAACGGGTAAGCAAGGGTTCCGTCTGACATTTTTGGTATTATCTCCGACACGCCGCCGGGCTCGAAGCAGAGGCGATACACAGCCTCATCCGGCATGATAGCCGGTGGAGTGATAATAAGCTCCGTGGCATTATGTTCGCCGACGATACCGGCCTCACAATCATATCTGTGCTCGGCAAAGTTAAGCCTGCACTGTCTCATCCTCTCCAACAACATTCTCACCTGCTTCCTTTTTTTCGTCTTCGCTGTCTTCTTCGAGTGAGGACAGCAGTTTGTTGAGTTCCTCCTTTATGCCGAGGCATACCATCCGACAATTTTCGTATGTCTTCTGTTCGGCTTCGATTTCGGATATGCGGGTTTTGATTTTTTCTACTGCTTTTGAATCTGTCATAACATTAGGCTCCTCATGTAATCTTTTTTGCTGCCTTGGTACCCCATTTGGCATAAATTCCGTCATTGCCAACGATAATATCGCCGGTATACCCTTTGTATGTCTTGCCACTCGTGTCCTTCCATGTACCACCCATCAAGCGCATTGTAATCTCGCCTGCGGCGTTTTTATAAAAATCAACGCGCGCCTCCAATGTGTCCAACCCGCTCGATGCTCTGGCACGATTGCGCAGTTCTAAGGCCGCTGTGCCACGATCGATGCTTGCATTGTTTTCGGTCACTGCCACGGTACCAATGCCCAAACCGACTGTGTATTCAGCCTCGCCAATCTTTTTGTGGTGTATCAGACCTGCAAATTGGTTTTCCAGGCATTCATTCGTCTCAACCATTTGTCTGATGCGTGTTTTATTGGCTTCAATGAGCATATAATCCGTTGACCAGCTATGGGCAAGATTAAGCACAACAGGCTTAACAAGCGATGCAGTATTTTCGGACGTTCCAAACCTGAAGCCTTTCGACGTGCTTCCCGAGCCGGAAGGTTCGGGGGAGGCAAAGGTGACATACCAGCTGGCAGAAGCCGCGGTTGAATAGAGCAGTGTGTCGAGTATCGACAGGTATTTATAGCTCGTTCCTTGTGATTGATTGAGAGCTTGGTATAATTCGAGATAGCCGGCCGAGAGATCCGTCTTAAAGCCCTCTCTTTCAGCCGTAAAGGAACCGTCCTCGATTTTTACACCCTGCGCATTTATCGTCGTTGTCGCGTTGCTCAGCTCGGACGGGGAGCCGAGATTATCAAAACGTATGTTGATCTCATTGCTCAGCTGCTCAATGGTTGACGATGTAACGTATTCGCCCTCGATTTTAGTGACGCGAGACTGTATGCTGTTTGAAGTCTGTTTCAAGGTGCTTACCTCACCCGACAGGCCACTCATATTCTGCACAAGCGTTTGTATGCTAAGGTTCTGGTGGTCAACCTGCAGCTGTACCTTTTTAAGTGACTGTATAACGCTGCCGGCCATTTTGTAATCGGTTTTTCTGACTGTCTGAGCCTCTGCGGAAAGCTTTGACCTGATACGCGCAGTAGTTTCTATTTGCAGCACCGTCGCCGCGAAATATGTCCCGTCTTTATCCTGGACGCTTATGGTGTCGTTCAAATCAAAAATATAATCATCAATGCAGTCAGTGATTTGAAACGGAACAATCGACATCCCGAAGATCTGCGCGGCAACGGTTTTTATGCTGCTTTCGCGCGTCTTGTCGATGAAAGGATTGTCATCTATGCGCCACTGACAGAGATTCTCCGGTGCGGTAGTCGGATACGTGATATCGTCATCGTATCCGTCGTGTCCGAAAACCAAAGAGTTTATTGCGCCGAATTTCGGTTCTTTTGAAACAGTCTTATACCGCGATTTGCCTATCTTAATTCCGGTGTTGCTTGGTTTACTTATCCGCAGACCGCCCGTGCGGCTTATCTGCGCTATGCACCCTCCGAGCTCGGCCGCGCGAGAAATTAGCTCGCGGTCAGTCATGGAGGCATCCATGTTAGGCGCTTCCGTCAGCTTAAAAGTCGACATAGGAAATGTCGCTGTTTCCAGTGCAACGCCGTGGCGCTGACAGATCTCCTTCACGAACGCTCCCAATGTCGTCGGGTAAGTCAGCTTGCCGCCGTATGCGCAGTCAAAAAGCACTGCACGGTCAGTACCTTTAAAAGATATTGACCGCGCAGTTTTATTGTTTGTGATGTCCTCATCCTTTGCAGTAAAAAGACCCATCGGAATCCATGTCACCGCACCGTCTATCTCAAGGCCGCGATATACCGACACTTCTTTTCCGTTAAGGTTAACAGAGCCGTTGAGATTGTATATCTCGAATTCACAGCTCTTTGACGGGAACCCGCCTATCATTTTACTGTTGGAATGCGATATCTTCGGATATGTCCTCAAGTGTTGCTGTCCGGTATAGGTTACACCGCCGACCACAATCTTTGACTTAGCCGCACGGACCCTGGATGACGCTATGTAGTTTTTATAGCTTGTACTCGCTGCATACATTTTTCGTCCTCCTTAGTTCGGTACCGTCTGAATGAAGCGCAGCTCGAACGCCTCAATGACGTATTCGCCGTTGATCAGCGCGTGTGCAGTCACTGCATCGGAAACCGGGTACATCGTTTTTGTCAGGAACGTGCCGGCGCGCAGGTCATAAAATTTTACAGTGCATTCGGTCATCGCCCTGACCTGCAGGATTTTTCTGATTTCCGCCTCGGTTTTATCCTTTTCAAAGGTCAGAACAAGCTTATCGCGCTCCGGTAAAACCTCGCGGATCATCAGATTTTCATCGGTTGCTCCCGACCCTTCCGAGTCGGTCTGCGGATATTCCCAGCCTATTCCGTCGGCTTCGAGCGTTATGCTGCCGTTTATAAGCACTTCATATTTTTCCACGCATTACACCTCCAAAAGGATCCTGCCCTCGGCCACCTGGGCTTCGTTGATAGTCTTGATAATCGTTCGGCCGTCGGGGTAACGGATAAGCAGTTCGATTTGCAGTTTGACCTTTTGAGCAAGCCCACCGACTTTGGCAAGTGCAAGCTCGACCTGCTCGCGAATCTTAGATTCGGGCGACACTATTTCGCCCTCGCGGGTGTTATCGCCGACTATGGCGAGCTGCGGATTGTTGGCTGCCACCCAGGCGCCCTGTGCCAGACGCGGAAGCTTCACGGCGGGAATCTGTTTTATGTTAAAGCCTAAAGATCTCCCGCCTATTCCGGGCACCCAGTCAGGCACATCCCACCGGATTGAATTGAAACCATGTATCAGCTTGTTTATACCGCTGCCGATACGGTTCACGAGGTTTTCAAACAGAGCTATTATGACATTGAGCGGAGCTTTTGCGCTCGCTGCCATAGTGTCAAACGCGCCCTTGAAGATGTTTTTAATACCGCTCCACGCCTTTGACCAGTTTCCTGTAAAGACGCCCGTTATGAACTGTACAATGCCTTTCAGCACTGTAATTATCCCGTTCGCGCGGTCTATAAAGCCGGCTATTATGGGCTCGACAACATTCATCATATTCCGAAAACAGGTAACGACGACGGGATAAAGGCGATCCTGCACCCACTTTACTAAGGGCATGATGACCTTGTTGTAAATCTCAAGCGCATCCTGTACCAATTCCAAAACAAATCTGGCAAGGTTATCCGCCAACGGCTTTATATGCTCCGTCCACAGCCGGGTTACCGTAGCCATAATGGTGTTCCAGCACGGTTTCAGAGAGTTGTTCCAGGTGTTTAAAAGCGAGTTCTTAACGTTCTCGATAGCAGCTCTGATGTTCTCAAAAATCGGCGCACCGTATGTTTGCCATTTGTCGTATACAACATCCCATGTGTCGCGGTAAACCCACATGAAGACGCGTAACGCGGGAACCGCACCTTCGCGCCAAGTTTTGTCAAAAATCTCTTTCACCGAGCCGTATAATGTTTCCAACGTTTCTACGCATTCGGTGTAATACTGCGTTATCACCGGCAGACCCTTTGTTATGAATTTTTTAAGACAGGGATACACCGCAACATCCCACAAATCGGAAAAGACCGTATTTGCGCTGTCGTACAGTCCCAAAAAGATATCAGCTGCCGCGTGACAAAACGTTTCAAAAAACTTTTTCACATCTGTCGACGCCCAATTTTTAATAGGCGATTCGAGTTTGCGAAGATCCTCCCAAACCTTTTTGAATATCTTTTTTGTGCGCTCGACCTGTCGCTTGAGCTCTTGCCGCTCCTTTTCAAATCCCGCAGCAAAGCCCTCCCAAAAAGTCGAGAGCTTTTGCTTCAGCTCGTCAAGACGGGTGTCAACAGCGGAAACGCCGCTTGTTATCGCCGAGGTTGTAGGGTCGGCAGCCGTCACTCCGGAAGAACCTCCGGCGCCTGTATCCGATGAGCTCGACTTGCTCAGCACATTGATTTCGTCGTAGGCCGCAAAGGCTTTTCTGACCTTTTTTGCGGCTTTTTCAGCCGCAGTGCCCGTGTCGTCGATAGCCTCGGCCGCTTCGGCCGCTCCCGCAGTCACACCGCCGAGTGATGTCACATCCGGCATCTCAAGCCCGATTGAAGCCATCGCAGTTTTCAGCAGACCTAAAAACTTCAGCAGCGCGTCGAGCGCGGTTTGAATTGCCGGGATAAACAGGTTCAGAATCGGGATTATCACATTGCCGATTTCCGTTTTTAGCGAGGTAAATGTTGCAGACAGTTTTGCCACCCGCCCCCCAAAGGCAGTGGCGTATTTGGCAGCGTCGCCTGTCTGCCATTTTGTTTCTTGCAGAATACCGTTGACCTCGGCTTCTATCTTCTGCTGCTGTGTGAGAGCGTTTGAGGTTGTTCCGATGGATTTGGCATAGTCATCCCACATCTTCGCCACGTTCTTGGTCACACCGGCGTTGTCCACAAGTATGGAGTTTTCATTTTTCAGACCTTCTGTCGCCGTTGATATTGCGTCACCGTAGGAATAAGAAGCCTGACGGCCGAACGCCGCGGCATCTTTCAGCGCGGTCATCGTCTTTTCTATCTGCTCGGTATTGTACCCGCGAGCCGCAAGGTTCTTGTATGCCGTCACAGCGTTGTTAAGAGGCACAAGACCGTCAGAGATGTATTCCTGTATAAACCTGTTTGCTTCGCCGAATGACTTCTTCTGCCCGTTCAGGATGGAACTCAGACCCATCCACGCGGACTGCGTCTTGCTCGCTACCTCAACGCACTTTTTGCCGAAAGAGACGACGGCAGCCGCAGAAAACGCAATGCCTATTGCCTTGCCGACCTTGCCCATCGCGGACGAAAACACGCTCTGAGCCTGTCCCGCGGCGCCCTTTATTTCTTTTTTGAACGCGCTTTGATTCGCCTTTATGTCGAAGAAAACAGAACCGACATTTGTGCCCAAAGGCATATTCTCACCCCCCTGCAAGATTTTTAAAGAGCTGTTGGAACTGTTCCAAGGTCATTGTGTACTGTACGCTCTCCGCTTTCGCGGCGCGGAACCGCTGCCACTTTCGGCGGATATCCTTCTCGGCATTCGTCATCTCGCGTATCTTCTTCGGGTCCTTTTCGGATCTGACCGAGACAACATATCCGAGCGGCGTATCGTGCATAATGCCTGCCAGCAGTTTCCTGTACTCCCTGACCGATATATCTTCCGTCAGAAGCCTAATACCGTACTGTTTGGCAAATGACGCTACAATAAGCGGCTCGTCAAACTGCTCGTCGTAGTAGGCTTCCTCGGTTAGTTTTTTCTTTCTTTTGCTGCTTTCTTGAGGTCTTCATAGTCCTCGCCGGTTATGGCCGCCATAACATAGTAAGACAGATTCATATAGCCGGAAACGGATATGTCGCTGTTTACCAGCTCGGCAACAGCTTCCTTGCCGAGCGCAAGGGTGAGGATTTCCATGTCGGAATCGTCTCCGCCCTTTTCCTGCGCCTGCTGAATTTTGTCCCAGGTGGACTTTCTGTCATCGACGAGATAGAGCTTATCGCCGATTTTAAGCTGCGGATGATTGTCACCCGAAAGAATGGCATCGCCCGTGTCGATTATTCTCATGCTGCTTTACTCCTTTAAATAAAAAATACGGACTGCCGCGAATCACGCAGCAGTCCTGAAATTATGAGCCCGTAGCCGGTGTATAGGTCGGCTTACCGTTGCTGATAAGGTCAAACGCCAGGGGGTTGACGGCGGTTGCATCGTCACCGGCATAGTCGCTCACCGAGACGACTACATCGCCCTCGAAGGTGGCACCGTCGGGAAATGTCACCTTGATTTTTGAATCGCAGTCGCGTCCGTTTTTGAGCGCCAGTCCTGCGATATAGTCATTGCCGGGATCTCCTATACTGCGCTTACCGTTCATGGACAGGGTGTACGACTTCGCGGTCGCCAGGGCTCTCTGCCAGCCGTCCTCGGTTATCGAGTGCCAGGTCTCTACGCCGGTCTCGATTGACAGCTTCGCGTTTTCCATGTCGGCTATCGGCGCGAAGGTCGTGCCGGTTGTGCAGATCTCTATGTCGAGATCATACACGGGAAAAACTCCTGAAAAATTAGGCATGTTCTCACTCCTTTTTACTTGTCATAATAAACATCGAACTCGAAAGAGTATTCATACACGCCGTTGCCGTCGGTTCCCAAGTCGATGGGACCGTCATAGCGAGATATTATAAACGCTCTTTGTCCGTCGATTTCAAAATCCTTTTCATCGAAAAAGTCGTATATGCTTTGCGCCTTGCCTTCGGCGGAGTCCGCATTGCGCGTCCAGCGCAGCAGGACCGTAACGGGCAGCACACCGTAGCTCCGGTTGACCTTGCCGCCCACCGTCTGCGTCTTTGCCGCACCTAAGCGGGAACGATAAAAGCAAACTGCCCTCTCAACATCGCCGTCTATCTTACCGATAGAGATGTTGTCCGTCCAACTGTATGCGGTTTTGAAAAAGTCTTTCAATGCTTTCAGCGTCATCCGCCACAGCTCCTTTGCATAAATCTCGCAAAGACCCGCTTTGCGTAATCCTTCTTCCGGCCTGAAATGTACGGCTCAAACCACGCTCCTCCCGCCTCTCTGTTTTCAGCCCTGCTGAAATTGTATTCGGGATGAAAATAGAGCCTGCGGGCATACGGTGTATCAGACACGATATAGACCTTGCCGGTCTCCGCCTCTTTGTCGTCGACAAAGGTAGAGCGGTTCTGCAGCTGTCCGGTCTTGAACGGCATCGTCTCCGACTGCTGCAGATCCGTTTTAAGCGCGTCCGCCGTTTTTGCCAGATTTCGGGCAACCGCTTTTTCGATGTTTTTTATGTTTGCAGTGTTGAGCTTGACCGTGACCTTCATTTCAGCTCAAACTCCGTGTGGTTCACCGTACCGTCGGGATTCTTCGCTCGGATACCCGAATATATCGCCATTTCGCGGCCGCGGACAGTAACGGTGCCGCTCGATATTTCGCGCATCTTCGGTGCGATATCGCCCTTTACGATTACTTTGCCGACGAGCTCGGTATACTTGCCGTCTTTGTCGTACAGCCGCTTCCTGCGCTCCGAATATATGCAAGAGGTCTTTATCGTAGCCGCGGTCATCGGCTCGCCCTCCTCGCTGATATGCGGCTCATCGAGCTTTATCTCGCACGGTGTGACGCAAAGGAAGTCCGGGAACGGCAGTTTTTTAATGCTGTTTGCCATTATACAATCCTCCCTGTCAGTCCGGTCTGCTGCAGCAGGGCGTATGCCACGGGGCTTATTCCGAGGCTCTCATAGACCTTGCCGGAATCCTTGACCGTAACGCTTATGTCAAGCACGCTGTAGCTCTGTATGCCGGCTCCGTCATACCCGTTTTCGCGGATATAATCAGCCTGATAACACGCAGCGAGCTTGATTCTTTCCTGCTGGAATGCGGTAAGGTTTTCAAAGCCGCGACCTTTAATTCGATTAAATGTCGCCTCGTCGATCTTTATTTCGGCCAAAGCTAAGGAGGCTTCGATTTCACACGAAGCCTCCTGCTGACCGTGGGGAAAAGATTCTAAGTAGAAATTGACGTCAGCATACATACCGCATCAACTCCGTCAGGCGATATCGGTGTCGACAAACACGCTGTCGACCTTGTTATCCTTGCCGTTGGGAAATACGAAGACATCGGAGAAAGCGCGGTTCTGATACAGCCAGCCGTCGCCCTCGGTGTGCGCTCCCGGTGCGAAGAAGTAAATACTGTTGACCTTCGGCACGAATTTCGTTGTAAGCGGTGAGGCGATCAGAACGTTGATCTTGTTCGAGCCTGCGGTGTCCACCTCATAATAGCTCGAAGTTGAGGGGTTTCCGGTAGGGGTCTTAACGGGGGTGTATGTGTTGTCGCTCTTGGTGTAGTAGGTCTTACCGGCCACAACGCTGGTATCGGTTGACGCCTTATAGGTCGTCTCTGCCGGCGCGAAGCCGCCATCCTCGCCGTCGAAATTGAAGGTGTCGTAAAACACTTCATCGTCGATGACCTCGAATACCGGCACGCCGTCAATCTTTGTGACGCGGGTCTCGATGCCGATACCGCCCTCCGCTATCTGGGTCATTTCTATCTTCTTTGCAAGCTCGGTGCTCTGCTCAAGCAGATCCATTATCTCAGACCTGACATAGACGACAAGCGCGCCCATCGCCTTGTATCTGCGGAGCTTGCCGGAGCCGAGCGCCTTCTTGATTTTGGTGAAGACATTGGCCGCAGTGTAATCGCTGAGCTTTGTTTCGGTATGATAACCGTCGAGCTTCTTTGCCTGCGCCGCGACGCGGGAGAAGAAGAGGGCGTTAGCCTCGGGCACCTCCTGCGTGCGGACAAAGGTCTTGGAGATATTCTCCATCGACGCTGTCGCATTGGTCTCATCGACATCGAGCTTATCGACAAGGAACTCTATATCCCTGTCGTGCGTGAGGGTAAAAGGAACATCGGTCTGGACGAAGGAACCCCTGTTCCAGCCACCGTTCCTGTTGTGGCTCTTATAGCCACTGGTTGACATCTGAGTGAAATGGAAGGTCTTTGCCGAGAGCCACTTCACTGCGGTCGTAATAAAGGGAGAAATGAGCGAATCCTGCGTGAGGATCTCGAGAAGCTCAGGCTCCCATCTTTCTGCGTAGTTTGCCGTGTTAGGCATTTTTCAACACTCCTTTAGTAGTTAAATCTGTTCCAACTCTTTTGAGCTGTCTTCTTGGCGGGTGCTTTCTTGCTCTTGTCCTCCTGACCGTCCCCGCCTATGGTGAAACCGGGTCCTCCGTCCTCGGCCTTGTCGGTCAGTTCTGTCCATGTTTTCAGCAGTTCGGTGACTGCGGCGGAAGCTTTTTCGCGGCTGAATTTGCCGTCATCGTCGAGGCAGTCCGCGCGGTCGATGAGTTTGACCGCCCTAGACACTTTGTCCGCTTTGACATGTGCCGCAAGCATCACCGCTTCAAGAACGGCGTTTTCGGCCATTTCACGAGCCTCGGCGAGTTCGGCGGCTGCTCGGGAGTTCTGCTCCGCGCCGTCCGTCTCCGGCTCTTCCTGCTTATCAAGCTGCGCCTTCTCAATAAGCTCTTTGACCTTTGCCCTGTCGGTCTTCTCGGTTATGCCGAGCTCCTTCATAAGCTTGGCGACTGCCTTTTTGCTGTTCTTGACACTGATGTTGTTTACTTCCTCGTCGGTATACTTCTTTTCGGGCTGAGTCTGCTCGTTCTGCTCCTCGTTGCCCTGCCCCTCCGTGGTTTCAACATTCTTGTTTTCTTCTGCCATTTTTTACACTCCTTTTCTCAGTTAAGGTCAACTGTTCCCCTGTTTACGATACAGGCAAACGTTTTTTGGATATAAAAACAGCGCCCTGCAGTCAAATGCAAGACGCTGTAATTATTAAATTATCTACTACCATCTGGGCGAAAACAGAATTTCGCAAGCGGCGTTTCTTTCCGTATCAGTAAGCCCCTTTCCGCTTATAACCACTTCTTTTAGGCGATTTTCACAAATAGCCTTTCTAAACTTTTCTTTATTCTCTTCAGTGTCGTTTAAGTGAACAAAGATTCTATCACTCGCCGTCAAACGATTATATTCTGAAATGGTCATATCTTCCGGCCTATTTAATTTTGACCTCGGGTTATCTGCAACAAAGCCGATTGCTAAAACTTTTATGGTGTCTTCCGTAAAAATCTCGTGTAATAGTTTCTTTACTGTTACCATGGGAAAAGTTCACCTCTGTATCATCTTAGCGTAAATCTTTATACAACTGATTCCGTTTTTATTATACACTTTTGAACCTAAAAATTCAAGAACCGTATTGGGTTTTGTTATAAATTCGCTTTCCGCCCAGTTGTTTGTTATCATCCCCCGAGTTCCAATCGGCATCTGAATTTCAAACTGCACCGGATAGTGTGTGAAATAATTAACTTTTTCACACATACTTATACTTGTAAAAGCCTTATCTGTAATTTCAAAGCTTCCCGTTATTATGCGTTTGTTAATTTGATCCACAATTGCCTGTGCGCTTTGCTTATCTTTTGGAACAAAAACCGGCCTTTTTCTTCCCATACCATTGTCTAACCATGTTTTCTTCACCAACCCTCTTATATCTATTCCCATGACATTTTGAAGATATTCACAATTGACCTTGCGAAAACCTACATAGTTTTTTCTTAATTTGAAAGAACGCGTAAGTCTTTCCAAAATTCTCATGGTTTTCTGATACTTGCCTTCCGGCGGTTCTTCGCTAAGACCTCTTAGCCAGCTATTTATTTCGGAGTAGCCTACTGAATTCTGAATATACCCGCCATCCTTTGCCCATATCGTCGCATTATCTTCAGAGGATATATTCTGATTGAGATACTCTTCGCGTATAGCCGCTTTGTAATCCGTCTCGTTGTCATATGGTAGCACCTCGTACTTGCCATTCTCTGTAATATCCAACGGCTTTGCAAGATTGTCAAGAGCTTCTTTTTTCCGCTCCCATTCTCTGAGCTTCGCCTGATATCTCGCCACATTCTCGGGGTCGACGCTGCCGGCTGTCAGGCGCTTGTACCGCTGCACCATGTTTTCTATGTGCGCACGGTTGTATCGACCATAGTCGGAAACATCGTTTTCCTCGTTGTTGTAACGGTTGATATCCTCAAGCTCGGGATAATAAGTGCCGAGACCGTGCCGACACCGAGGGTGGAACAGCCCGAGCTTCATCGCCTCGGACAGCAGCATATAGTCGCCGTCGCCCGGCTTGCCCCCGGAATACACATCGTCGATGAGCACCTTGCGCTCAAACGGTCTGCAGAGCTTGCAGGCTGTTGCATGGTGCGAGATGATGACGAGCGTCTCACCTATGCTTTTGCGAAATTCGCCCTCACCTACCATGTATGCGCGCTGATTCGCCGTTCGAACGGCCATTGAAGCATAGTCCGCGATGTTGACCCTGCGTCCGTCGCGGTACTCGATGCAGTTGATTCCGCGTTCCAGAAAGTCTTTCACAGCCATATCGTATGCCTGTGTTTCGGTCATCACGCCGTTTGAGGCATACATTCCTGCTCGAAAGATGGTCTGCCGATAGGTGTCGTTCATCATACGCAGCACGGCAGTATTTGCCGCACCGAGATCGTTTTGCAGGGCGTTAATCATCCCGCTTATCTTTCGGTCGTTGACCTTGAAGAAGCTTTTGCGCATGGCCTTTGCGGATTTATAGCCCTTGCCGAGAGCTTTTTTATAGCGCTTCAGTTCATGCTTTGAGCCTTGCCGCAGCTCCGCTTTCATATGCTCCGATACTCTGTCCGACAGACCGCGAGTTCGGCTACTGATAATCTGCCGGTTCTCGCGTTGGTAGCGTTTCAGCTCCTTGAGCTTTTCCGCCTGCCACTGAGGGTATCTGAGCCCGGCGTCTGCCTCCTCGGCAAGATGACGGGCGAGGTTACGCTGCATCGACTCGATGAGATAAAGCTCCATATCGCGATAGATCTGCGCTATCTCTCTGTCAAAATCAACGCCGCTCATCTGTTACCTCACTCAAAATCGTTCAGCGCGGGTTCGTTCATTTCGAGGATACCGCGCTCCTCTTTTATGCGCTTGACCTCTTCCGCCTTCCAATCGTCGTCCTTGTCGTCGCCGTATAGCTCGTCGACCTGGGTCTTGGTCGACATTATACCGCTGGTTGCCGCCTTGCCGATAGTCTCGACCTGCGCCTCGAAGGACGGGTTCGCGTAACCGCCGAAGTTAACGGTGACTTCAACCTCTTTGCTCTCGCGGCCGTTGAGCGTGCAGTAAAAATCAAGAGACGCCTGAACAAGGTCGCGTATTGCCTTATTGAGCACATCGGTGACTCTGTTGCGGGTATAAAGCGTGGTTTTTTCCTTTTCGCGCTGCGCCTCGGCGTTGTCGAGCTTTTTAACGTCAATGCCGAGCGTGGACGGGGAAATTATGCCCTGCAGACAGAGATCGAGCACGGTGCAGTATGTTGACAGCAGCGCCTCATACTGGATGGTGCCCTGCGTGGTTTTAATCTCCTGCTGCACACCCTCCGCCATGCTTCCCTGCAGCTGAATATACTCATTATCAAAGTCATTACTTTCGAGCACCTCGCCGGTACGGACATTGCGCGGTAGCAGGTCAACGGGTATGTACTCCTTTATCTGACCCTTGCGCACGGCGAGCATCCACTGAGAGAACACCTCGTCAAAGGCGTCAAAATCGTCGAGCTTGCCGTCAAAAATCGACTTGCCGCGCCCGGGATAGATAGTTGACCGCCGGAACATCAAAGGCACCGCAGGCAGGAAATGGGCGTTATTTTTGATATCTCTGCACCCGTCGAGCTCCGGGAAGTCGGATATATCCGCCTCTCTATCGTTCGACACATCCACCAGCGAATATGTTATGCTGTCATAGTCATACCGCTCCTTGAGCAGATACGGCTTCTGCTTAATGGTCTTTTTGGTTTTGAATACGACCGCGCCGATCCTGCCTCGGTTATACTCGAAGTCCACACGGTCGGCAGGATAGAACTCAATAATCGGCAGTTTGCTTACCGTGGGGTCATACGACAATTTAAAAGCGCCGTCACCCAGATACAAAGTATCTCGGACGGCGTCGCTTATTATGTCGGTAATCAGGTTGCTCCTCGCGATATCCTCCCACACCTCCCCCATGTCGGGGTCGTCAACGGTGACAGCGTATAAGTCTCCCACACAAACATCGGTCAGCGTGTCCACTATCAATGACGGCAGGCCGGTATGAATCTTTCGCAGCTTCATGCCGCGCGTCGGCTTGCTGCCCCAGAAATGCCCGTTGCCTATGTTGTCCTGAATATGCGCGTAAAGCTCTTCGATTTCGTTCGCCCGACCGCGATACCAGATGCGGTCTTTAAACACCTCGGCATCATGGTCCATAAGCTGGTGAATCTCTATAGACACTCCGTTATCTGTGCTGATATTCAAAAAGTTCCTTACGGCGGTTCTGACTCTGTCGCTCAGGCTCAAATTAATCACTCTCCTGTTACTGCGCCTATCTTCTTGACATACGGCAGCCACCCGTATTGTGACGCATTTATTGTGTGGTCGTTTCGGTCTTCCGGCTGATTGTCTTTGTCCTGCTGCCAGCTGTACAATTCGAGCTCTGCGATGTTGTTCTTGCAGTGGTCGCACACAAGGTAATGCCCCGTGTGCAGCCAGCCGAGCTGCAGGTTTATACGGTCAATTATCTTTGTCGCCTTATAGGCGTTGTTGAAAGAATAGAGGCAGGCGTTATTCCGACGGTACTTCAAAAGTTCCGTCATGGTCGCCTGATCCGCGGAATCGATAAAGACATTCCGTGCGAGCCCCCACTCCTTGCGGTTGCGCTCCAAAAAGTCAATGTAGTTGCGCACCGTGTCGCTCGGCGCTATCGGCTCGCTGATGTCTCGGTTGTTATAGACCCGCTCGTCCAGGCATATTACCTTGCGGTCGGCGGTGATGCCCAGAAACATCATTGCTATCGTGTCCGGGGACTGCGAGGAATACGCCGTATCCAGCCCGGAGGAAAAAGCAACAAACTCAAACGGATCGTTTTCATCGTCCAGCCGTTTGTGTATCGCGTCTTTCGGTACAACATGCCGTTTGCGGTCGAAATTAGAAAAGACAAGCCCTGTGGCTCGTCCTCTAAGTCCAAGTATCTTGTTTTTATAAATCTTCGTGCCGGCGGGCACATTGCTTATAATCTGCTGCCGTTTCTCGGGTGTCAGGGCGGCGTTATGGTCGAACGAAAAGTACCACCATACCCAACCCGGCTGTGCCGGTTCGGAGAGCATTTCAAGCAGCTCCGTCGGCGCGTCATCTGCATATTCGGGCAACGGTCGGGAACGGTTAATATATTCCGAATACACCGGCAGGTTCGGGTCGTCGGGGTTTAGCGTAGCAAGCAAATAATCGCAGCGCATCGCCGCCTCGCGCACATACTCCATGTCCGCTATGTTTATCTCGTCGATATAGAGGCAGCCATACTGACCGCCCAGAGCCTTTTTCCAGCGAGCTTTGTTGTCGTAGCCGAGCACATAGATTATTTTGTCCTCTGCTCCTGTGCGAAAGACGATATGCGGCAAGCTGTACTGACCCTTACCGCCGCTGTTGTATTCTACCCGGGAGCCGAACACATCTATAATGCCGAGCTCCTTGTTGATGATGTTTTTTTCGATTGTTCCGGTGTCCAGACCGCTGACGATGTGAATCTTTTTCGGGCTCGCCGCAACGCGGAACATAAACTTCATAATGCCGACCGTAGTCTTGCCGGCATAGGTCGTCCCCTCGAGGAATTCGACCGACGCCGAGCGGCAGCGGAGGAAATCGCGGAACTTCTTGCTCAGCAGAACCTCACTCATTGCTGCTCAACTGCCTCAGAATACTGTCGAGCTTGTCAGACGGTTCTATCTTAGCTTCAATACCGTCTTTGAACAGACAGAACCGCTTGCCAAGCAGCTCCGCAGCCTTCAGGCGCTCCTTTTCGTCCGGCGGCTTATCCAGCACCTTTGCCGCCGAGCAGCCGTCGCCTTGACCTTCCACAACAACGACACTCGCCGTGCTGTCTCCGCGCATCACGGCGGTGAGGTACTCCATGACCTCCTGCGCGTCGGCTATCTTTTTCGAGCTCAGCTCTTCGAGTTTTGCTTCGATGTAGGATTTGACCTTAACGTTACCTAACATTCTGCTTCCTGCCGCTGATGCCGTCGCATCGTTTTTCACATGCGGATAAGCAGCTTTGTATGCTCTTGTCGCGTTGCAGTCGATGATGTACTCATCTGCAAACCGCCTTTGCTTGTCGGTCATGGGTTCACCTCCGTTCACAGTTTTAAATATAAAAAATAGCACCCTTTCGGATGCTAAAAACAAAAAAATTTCTTCAAAAAGTGTTGACAATAGCGTTACTCTATGCTATAATATAGACACAGTGAGCGGTGAGGCTCACGAGTCTATGAAAGGAGTAACGCATGTGTCAACTTACGAGTGGATAACTTCAATTTGCGCGATAATAACTGCCATAACGGCCATTATAGCAGTTTGCAAAAAGAAGTAGTAACCCAAAGTGCGGGCGGGTGAGAATCCCGCCCCACCATCCACTCTCATTATATGCGAAGATTATGAAAAAATCAAGTATCGCAATCATTTTTATCGCCGCAAGTATGCTGTTTTGGTGTATATCGCGGTTTGTCGGTCAAGTGCCGGGCATTATCATCAGCGTTTGTGCGGCTATTTGCAGCATTTGCGCAATCGTAATTCTTGCAAGAAAGGACACTTAAAATGATAGTTAAACCGATTAAGCTTTCACCGAAGCGCGGAAACCACGGTCATATCACAAGCTACACCATCAACATCGGTTCTGCCGAAGCGAGAGAATGCGGCTTTACCGAAGCCGGTGTGCAGCTCGAAAAGGTCGTTGACCTTGACCGCAAAGAGATCATCATACGAATCAAAAGCGAATAAGTCATGCAGGCGGCGCGATTTCGCGCCGTCTTTGCTTTTTACAGTTCAAAAGCCCCGCTATTTATGACGCCGCGGGGCAGGCGTAGGGAGAAAGAAAGGGAAAAATGAAGAGTAGAGTATCGACTGTAATTGTCTTCATGCTAATGCTACCACACATGAATTCCTCATTGTCCTCAACTTTGCCGAATATAGCGATAACAAATATTGCTACAGTTCTTCGCGGTATTATTGCCGCCGGTTCGCGCCGCCACATCTTCCCATGTCAGTCCCTCGATAAAGCGCAGCGTAAATATCTGCCGAGTCAGACTGTCGGGGATATCGGATATGTAGCGTTCGAGCCTGGCGCGCTCATATATGCGCTGCTCGATTTTAGCCCGGATAACATCCTCAAGGTCGACTATTTCAGCCACGCAGCGCTCAAGCGCGTTTTCGGGGTTCGGATTTCGCGGCATACCGTCGTAGTCCGGCGACCTCGGACACAGGAGATCCGCACGCAGCTCCGCAAGCCGCTCCCTGTCGAGCTCTATCTCCCTGTCCAAGTAATATAGCTGAGACAACTCTTTAAGCGTCATTTAACCGTCTCCTCTCGGCGTTTATCGTGTTTGTCAAGCTCTGATTGCAGGCAATGCCGGAACGGGCACAGCGGCCGCTCCCCGCCTGTCTGTACGAGGAACACACAGTGCTCGTTCGGGCAAATCTCAGGCACTGATGTCACCGCCTAACAACTCATGTTCGCCGCTCTGGAGCTGAAGCTCCGTTTCGGACATCTCATAGCCCAGCTCGCAAAGAAACTCATAAATCCTGTCAAGGCTTTGGTTTTCCGTATGCCGCGGTGCCTCTTTGGCATTGTTTGACGCATACCACCCGGCGTTATAGTAGCCGTTGCGTTCATTATCTCCTGTCAGTGCATACGCAACCACTATAGGCGCACGCTTGTCCTCGACGATAAACTGCCGCCATTTCGGCGCATCCACATAATGCGCTTTTTCATCTGCTCCGATCTCGGAATTGATATATGCTTTGTTGTATGTACAATAGTCCGTTATCTCGTAACCCGCAAAAATCACAAGCCACTTGATGATTGTTTCTTTATGTTTTTCAACTGCGGTAAAGTTCTTGATAAAGTTCGTGCGGCACTCATACGCCGTTTCCGTCAAACGCTTGAGCTCACGGTTGGCACTGTCTATGCGCTGTTCGCATTCTGATTTTTTCTCTTTCTTCTTTGGTACTTTGGTCTTTTTGCGCATAAGGTACGCCGTGCCGTATGATATTTCCCAAAAAAGTTCCTCTTTGTTTTTGGGCTTTTTAAAAGTTCCCTCTTTCCAGTCTGTAATCGCACACACTTTGACCCGCTCGTAGGCGGTGCTGTAGATTTGGTTTTTTACGGCTTTCGCGCCGATTGACTTTAGCTCGGCTTTGACAAGCGGCGTTTTCTCGGCTTCAATTTGTTGCCTCTTCGCGCGAGTAAGGCTGAACTCAAAATCGCGTGTTCCGATTACTTTCAGCAGTTCGCGGCGCTTTTTTTCGTCTTTTATGTCCGCTATCTGCACATAGTCCTCAAGCTTGCCACTACGCTCCACCGCCTTCTGCATCTGCTCTGCCGGCAATGTTGCAATCTTCAGGCGCTTGCGCACGGTCGTTTCGGCAAAGCCGGTTTTTTCGACGATTTCGGCGACCGACACACCAAGGTCAAACATCATCTGCATACCCTGCGCCTGCTCATAAACAGTCAAATCAGATCGCTGCATATTTTCAAGCAGCATCGTAGACAGCTGCGTTTTATAGTCCATTTCGACCACGGCGCAGGGAACCTCAGTCAGTCCCGCCTGCTTTGCGGCTGCGAGTCGTCTGTGCCCGATGATAACGGTATACATGCCGTTTTCGGCCGGAACGACCGTCAGGTTCTGCAGGATACCGCGCGCTTTGATGGATTCTGTCAACTCTGTTACATCGCCGATACTCTTTCTCGGGTTGTCAGGGTGCTGCAAAAGCTTCGTTACTTCAATGTTTGTAATCATGATTTGTCTCCTTTCAAAAATCCCGTTTCAATGAGTTCTTGACCGCATCGCGGACAGTCGTGCCGGTCATTATCATCTGCCTCGAATATCTTACAGCAGTAATAACATCTCAGGCAGTGTGTTTCTCGGCCACTCGTCCGCTCCCGTATGTAGCGCCTGTTGGTCTCTTCCTGTGTTATCTGTTTCAACATGACATATCCTCGATTCGTACATAAATTCCCGGCACCTTAGACCAATACTTTTCGCTGATCTCTGACGCGACCTGTGCATCGTCCTTCCAAAAGCGCAGCCGGGTCATGCAGTCCTTTAATGCCTTTTCAAGGTTGTCCGTGTCCGGCTTTGTTATTTTCGGTTCGCCGTCCAGGTGCCGTGTACCGTCATTATCAAAGCACCATTTGACTATCAGCCTAACCGCACCGCCGTATGGCTGTGCCGGGACATGCCCCGCGAGGTGTGATGTTAATTTGCTCTTGGTCGCTTTCAGCTCGGTCGAATCGTACATTATCGGCTTACCGTTTTTGACCGTGATCCGCTTGTCGTGGTGTGTGACGGTCGGCGGATGCATCGGCATAAAAAATTCAGTTGTCATTCGTGTTACCTCCTTTTTGACTTTTTAAAATCGCCCTTGTCAGGGAAGGGAAGAAGTTGTGTGCGGCGGCAGCTTCAAGCCGCCACACTTCTTTCCCCTGACCTTGAGGGAAGGGAAATTCCCCACTTATATATGAAATATATAAGTGCTTTTTCCTTCCCTGAGAAAATCTCGATTATTTATCGACTTTTTCCCTCGGAGGGAAATTCTCGATAGTCATTCGACTTTTTCTCTCTAAAGGGAAGGGAAATTTTATCGAGTTTTTCCCTCTACTTTCTTCCGACTTTTCCGTCATCAATCCAAAATCCACCGTGTTCTTTCAGCCTGCTTCTGACGGTTTTTTGTGTCACGCCAAGATATTCAGAAAGATTTTCAAGTGTGACCTTGCCATCCATGTTACAAGCGTTAAATGCCGTTTCCATGCTCGCGGAACGATCCTTTTTCCTTTCGGACGAAGTCTTTTTACTTCCGAAGTTTTTTCTGAACGGAGAGTTTTTCGAATTGAAATCATCTTCCGGCTTGATGTCTTCGAGCACACCGGAATCATCAATTCGATGTACGGGGTAATCGAACCAAAGATTGACCGGAGCGAACTTCGGGAACTCACGCAGGGTGCCCTCGACGCGCCACGCGGTACGCTGCTCTATGCTGTTCCACGCTGTTCTGACTTCGGCAAGCATAAGATCGCGGGATGCCGGAGACAGACTCTCGCCGCACATTTTGAGCAGCTCGTGTGCGGTATTCTCTTCGTCCTGCGACGGTTCCGGCAGCTTGAAGCGGCGCATCCATTTAAGGCAGATTTCACACTGCGCCTTGTCCTCTTGCTGTTTGCGGATACCGTCGGTTATATCAAGCTCTATGAGGTCGAGCAGCGCGTCGGGGTCGCGGGCGAACACTCCGCTGCCGGACGCTCTGTCCATGCTTCTCTTGCCGCCCTGGGCGCCTTTTGAATGGTGGTGGCAGTAGATAACCGCACACCCGAGTTCGGTGCAGACCTTGTCAAACTGGTTGCAGAAATGCGCCATCTGATCTGCGCTGTTTTCGTCGCCGGTGATGATTTTATAAATCGGGTCAATGACAATGGCGATATAGTTTTTCTTTGCAGCGCGTCTGATGAGCTTCGGCGCGAGTTTATCCATCGGAATGGACTTGCCGCGCAGGTTCCACACATCGATGTTATGTAGGTTTTCCGCAGCCCAGCCGAGCGTTGTATAGACATCTTTAAAACGGTGCAGACAGCTCGCACGGTCAAGCTCGAGATTGACATACATTATCTTGCCCTGGGTACATTTGAAGCCCAGCCATTCGCGCCCCTCGGCTATGGCGCAGCACAGCTCTATCAGCGCAAAAGACTTGCCAGCTTTTGATGGTCCTGCGACAAGCATTTTGTGTCCCTGCCGCAGCACTCCGTCTATAAGCGGCGACGCAAGCTCCGGCAGGTCGTTCCACACATCGGCAACGCTCTCCGGATCCGGCAGGTCGTCGTTTATGCTTTCAATCCATTCTTTCCATTCGTTCCATGAGCTCTTGCCGATGTTTGTGTCGAGCAGATACTGCTTCTTTCCGTTGCGCTCCACGCCCGGCATACGGCTCAAACGGGACGGGTTTTTGTTCTGGCGGTCGATATCTATGCCGTTTTTCTTGCACACGTCATAGAGGTAATCAACGCGCTTGCGGTATTCGTCAAAGTTTGCGGCATCGATACGTACAATGGCGTGCAGGCTCTTTCCTCCGCTGTAAACGAGACAGGCAATCGGCAGCTCGAGCTCGCGTATTATCTGGTTTTGATGGGTGATGTCGGTCGTATCGGATTCGACCAGAGCATATCGGAACTCCGTCACATTTTCATTTTTGACGCCTTTGCCGTCCAGAGGATTGAAGCGTATCCACGCCCCCGCCTCCGGCTTGCAATCGCCTATTACGCGACCTATGTCGCCCTCGCATTTGCTCAGAGCCTCTATAAGCTCTCCCGCAGTCCTGGTATACACGCCTTTCGTCGGCAGGTATTTACTGTCTTTTTCCCAGCTTTCGGTGACATAACCGACCGTCTCCCCCGCCTCAAAGAGCGTTTCGAGATATTTGGTAATCTGCTCTACGGGATTCCATTTGTCGGGAATATTCAACTCCTTGCCTTCAATCCAGCTTTTGTCGACAAGAACAAGATCATCCTTTTGTTCTCCGATAACGCTGTCCCAGTCAAGCGCGCCGTCATCTGCCTGAAAATGCCAGCCGTTATCTTTTGCCATCTGAACGATAGTCCCCGCCGTAACCGGTGCAGCGGCGCCGTTGAAGGTATTCCACTTTTTTTCGCAGTCGCCGGCATGATAGCGCTTGTCCGGGCGTGACCATTCATCCCAGTCATCGCAGCTGTATCCCTCATGCTTAAGCGCCATGCCGACTTCCACCCATTCGGAATATGTGCAAGCAGCCGGGTCTATGTATTTTATCAGCTCTTTCAGGTCGAGCTTTTCTTCTGTCATATCGTCATTGCCTCCGGTTTATAGTCTTTAGGCACAATGCCGCGCGGGACACGCCAATCGTTTGCAGCTATGCGATTTATCATCTTATTTGCGGAATCAAAGCTCCATTCGCCGACATATTTAAATCCATATCGTTCAAGACAACGGATCTGCTTCGGCGTTGTGAGGCCTTCTTCGCGGCGCTTGCTGAGGCGGTCAAGCAGCAGCTTTGCCTTGCCGGCGCTCTCGATTGCGTCGGGAAGTATACCGAAATTTTTGAGCGTTTCAATCTGTTTTTTCGTCGGCGGAGCACATTCCCACCCAAATGCCGGAACATAGCTTGAAAGATCCTGCGCGGAAATCGACATTTCATACTGCAGCGGGTCGACAAGCTTACGCTTACGCTTCCTCATTTCCTTGAGCTGCGCCGCAAGAGCTTCTTCACGCTGAGCGACAACATCGCTCTCCGCTTGCTGCTCGGCAGCCTCAATATCAACCGGACAACCTGCCGCTTCGATATTCTCCGTCATCTTTTTTGCGACCTCTTCGTTTTCACATATCAGATGAGCAGGATGACAAAGTTCATGGCGCTCTGTATGCCACAAGAAATCGAGCAGCAGAAGATCCTTTTTGCCGGGTGCAAGGCGCGTTCCGCGCCCGACCATTTGACTGTATAGGCTTCTGACCTTTGTCGGTCTTAACACGATGACGCAATCGACCGCCGGGCAGTCCCAGCCTTCTGTCAAGAGCATGGAGTTACAGAGCACATTATATTCGCCGCGCTCAAACGCTTCGATTATCTCCGCTCTGTCCTGACTTCCGCCGTTGACTTCTGCAGCCTTGAAACCGCGCTCATTCAGAATATCCCGAAATTTTTGTGAGGTCTTTATAAGCGGCAGAAACACGACTGTTTTGCGCTCCCTGCAGTTCTTTATCATCTCGTCGGCAATCTGATACAGATACGGATCCAAGGCGTTGTCGATATCGGCCGCCTTGAAATCTCCGTTCTGCATTGCAACTCCCGTCAGGTCGAGATTCAGCGGAATTGTAAGAGCCTTTATCGGCGCAAGATAACCGTCCTTGATAGCCTGCGGAAGTGTGTATTCATAGGCAAGCGAATCAAAATATGAACCGAGGTTGCGCATATCGCCTCTGTCCGGCGTAGCAGTGACTCCTAAGACATGCGCGTCTCCAAAGTGCTCAAGCACGCGCTGATAACCATCAGAAAGGCAGTGATGAGCTTCGTCGATGATTATGGCGTCAAAATAGCCGCTGTCGAACTGTTCGAGCCGTTTTTCTCTCTGTAAAGATTGCACCGAGCCGACGGTTATACGGTACCAGCTGCCGAGGCAGCTTTCTTCGGCTTTCTCTGTGGCACACATCAAGCCGGTAAATTTCAGTATTTTGTCCGCCGCTTGTTCAAGCAGCTCGCCGCGGTGAGCGAGCACAAGAACCCGCTCACCGTTCTGAACACACTGCTTTGCAACATTAGCGAAAACGACTGTTTTGCCGGTGCCGGTCGGCAGGACAAGCAATGTGCGGTTATTGCCGCTCGCCCACTCGTTGAATATTGCCCGTTCTGCTTCCAGCTGATAAGGTCTCGCGTCCAAGGATTAAAAATTTCCCGGAGTGAAAGCAGGACGCTGAGTGGTTTCGTCCGGCTCAAGAAATTTCTTGACCTCGTTATAATAGTTGTCGTTATAAAGCCTCTGTCCTACTTTGCAGCGACCTTTTGAACCTACAACCTGCGCCCAGTTCATTCTCAGAGGTTCGCCGTGTTTCTTCTGACCGATAGCGATGAAGAACGCGCACACAAGCCCTTCTGTTTTACGCGAGAGGAAAAGATTATGTTTGACGATAGCTGTACCCTGCGGCGCATCTATCTGAAGCGTAAGCTCTGCCTTCGGGCAGGCGGACATCTTCTCCGAGCCGTTGAAATAGCCGCGCTCAAAGCTTTTGACGGTGAATTCATATTCCCCTTCCGGCAGAAGTACAAATTCGTTTTCGGCTTCAATAACGCTGTCCCAATCAAGGGCGTCGTTTCTGTTGGTGTTGTAGTTTTCGCTCATGGTTGTTAATACTCCTTTTTATTTAAAATTTTCTTATATGATTGACGATGATATCGTAGACCTGCTCCCACGCGCCGATAAGGCAGCCGTTAATGAAAGCTTCGCCATAATTGAGAATCGGCGTGTCGGCAGTGAAGTAACCTTTCCACGCTACCGCACTTCTAAGCTCATCTTCGGTAACGTTGTTCGCCGTCATGAGTTCACGCAGCGCTGCCGGTAAGCCAGAACTCGGTTCAGTGTTCTCAGTGTTCGGGGTAGGCTCATCGGCATCGGCAGTAAACTCGTCGATTTTTGCCTTGAGCTCCTCTATGCTTTTTTTCGGCGGGTCGGGCAGCGCATTCGTCTGCGGCTTATCTTCCGGCGCCGCTGCGACATATGCACCGGAAGACGGAATAAACGGTGCGATGACGCTGAAATCGAAATCGACCTCGTCCGGCAGCCCGTATCTGTTCTTCGCATCCCAGCAGGGATGATGATTGGTATACATTACCCTTCTGCCGCCCTGCGCCTTTCTGCTGTCGGTTTTCTCGTCCTTTATCACGAACGTCTTATAGTTGACGAAGAGAACCGTGTCCGCCCACTCTTTGACAATCGGCGCAACATTTTTTGAGAGTTTCATCTCCCAACGGTCGTATGCGCCGAGCTCGTCCGGCTGCTCAAATTTACGCATTTTGGCGTGAGCGGTCAGCACGACATTGATGCCTCTTGCTATGATCTCGTTGAGCAGGCCAAGAAGCCTGCCGAAATCTTCATAGAGTTTTGTATAGCCCTTGCCATATCCAAAGTCCTCAATGCTCTGTTTGTGATTTACAGAACATATATGATTACTTGCAAGCTGCTCTGCCCAGTCCGCTGTGTCGATGACAAGCGTCATACACAGTTCGGGGTGATCGCGAACATATTTGACCTCTTCGAGAAGCATCGTCCAACTGCTCGGTTTGTCAAAACGCTTAACGTTCAGCCTCTTGGTACTGCCCTCCGTGTCGATGAAAATTGCGCCCGGGAACTTGGAAGCAAAGGTTGATTTGCCGATTCCCTCCGGACCGTAAACTATGACCCGCTGTGCATCTTCGATTATTCCTGATGTTATGTTCATTAAAACTGTCCTGCCTTCCATGCTTTTTTAGTCTCCGTCGGTTCGTTCACCACATATCCGTCCTCTATAAGGACGCTGCACTCGTCTCCGGTACTGACCCTTGTTGCTATCGCCTGCAGACCTTCATCCTCAAGCCATTTGCCGAACTCGGCAAGAGTATCAAGATCCATCTGCTCGAGCTTATCAAGCAACACAAAACCGCAACTGGGGTTGAGTTTTCGCACGATGGCCGTGGAGACCATGAGCTGATCCGCGCCGGACATATTATCCCACTTGAACCCGTTGTAGGTCAGTTCGCCATCCTGGACGGACAGCCCCGGCAACGGGAGTTGTGCGGATTTGAGCAAGTCGGTTTTCTTCTGTCTAACCGCTTCGAGTTCGTGAGTCAGCTGACTGTACTGAGCCTGATATGCTTTCGCATCTTCCTCCGCTTTCTCTTTTTCGAGGTTTGCACGAATTTTAATGTTGGTTTTTTCGACATTTTCGATATCCTCTTCGAGCTTGGCGGTGCTCAGATCCTCGAGGTGCTCCGTCTCCATGTTCGCGATTCTGAGGTCATCCATAAGGCTCTGCTGCTCTGTCATAAGGCGCTGAAGCTCAGCCCGGATTCCGCTTATCTTGCTGTTAACGGCATCATAGCAACGCTGTATCTCCGCGGCACGGTCACGCTTGCGCTTATTCTCCGCATTATGCGCCATAATCCCCTGCTGCTGTTTGATAAGCTCGGAAGCAGATATTAACTGCTCGGGAACATCGGGATACTCCGTCATCTCTCTGGCATACTTTACCTTCTGGTCGGCTATCTGACCGATAGCGTGGCGTCTGTTGTAAAGCTCTGTCGTGTCATGTTCGAGCTGCGCGAGCTGATCTCCGACGCCGATAATGCGCAACAGTATATCGGCTTTTTCTTTATTTGATGCCGTCATAAATCTCGGCAAGTCCAGCGCGAGCTGAGAAACGAACTCGTTAATAAGCTGCTGGCCGCCTTTTCGGCCTGTAGGGTCTGTAACCTTCAAGGTGCTGTTCTTTCCGGTGCGCTCCACTACGATTCCACTATCCATTGTGATTTTGAGATTGGGCGGCAGCACGGACCCCTCACGCTGTGGCGATGACGGACGGAACCTGTCGCCTCCGAGTGCCCACGCTATGCTGTCGAGCACTGAGGTCTTTCCCTGACCGTTACGTCCGCCTATCACGGTTAGACCGTTTTCGGTAGGCTCGATTCTGACCGCCTTAATGCGCTTTACATTCTCAAGTTCAAGGCTGTTTATCTTCATTTGACTTTGTTCTCCCTTCATGTTATTATGATATTGAGGTTTTTACCTTTGCCGTCTTCGCTGCCCATTCAGCGTTGGCGGCTTTTATAATATGCGCAGCCGTCTTCCGTCGGCGGCGAACTGCGGAAAATCCCGGTCTCGTGAGTGTACATACAGGCCGTTCCGTCCCAGTCACCGCACGGAGCCGAAAGTCTGCGACGCCAGTCACAGCTGTTGCATATCGCCATTTTGCGCCACGGTCCGTTTCTCATGCGCTTCGGTTCCGGTGTCGGCGGTGCAGCAGCGGGCTGTTGCCGTTGGTCGGTCAAGCAGGTGATAAAATCAAGCGATACGCCGAAATACCGTGCCGTTTTTACAGCCATGGGAAGCGACGGGCAGCTCTTGCCGCATATGTACGCAGACACCATGTTCGGCGCGATGCCGAGTTCTTTGGCAAGGTCTTTCTGCGTAAGTTTTTGCTCACGCATCAAATCCTTGAGCCGCGCCGCGAAGCTCATCATGTCAAAAGCCCCTTTTGCTGTCGGTTTTCCCATCGTTTTTTGCCTCCTTTCTGTCAAGTATTTTTGCTTTGAGCCTGTCCTCAAAGACAACAAGCTTGTCCTCTTTGACAAACCCATAGATAATAAGCACGACCGCGACAATTTCAAAGACTGTTTGAATTGCAAATTTAAGTGCCATTGTTAAACCTCTCTTTCTTTCAATTCACCGCTCAGTCATCAATCCGATATCCCCGCGCTTGAACTGTTCGAGCTTGTCAAGGCGGATGTAGTACGACCAGCCTCCGCTTGAGTGCTGAAGCGCGATACAAAAGGTGCATTTGCCCTCCCTGGCAAGCAGCCTGATCTGGTGCGGCGGTATGTAAATAACCTCCCGGAGATACATCGCCGCTTCGTCCACTGACATAAGTGACATTCTTCTGTGCATGATATTTGTCTCCTTTCACGAGAGCGCTTTCAAGAAGCGTTCTTTTCCTTTTACAGTGATAAGCATCTGAACGCCTGTCCAGTCGGTCTTATCGTTGTATGTCTCCTTGACGGTGAACAGCCCGGAATCGACATGTTCCGCATGGGGCATCAGCCTGCCGCGCTTGTCGCGGTAAATGTACTTGTGGTCTATAAGCCACTTTACGAAGTCGTTCTGCTTCAGCCCGAGAAGCTTCGCCGTTTCTCTGACGCCGGTAAGACTCTCGCGGTCGCACAGGCCGTCAAAATATTCCGCTTTTGGCTGCATAATGGCGTTTTGAACCGAGAGGTTAGCGTTTATAGCCTTGACTCTTTCAAGCTTCTCCTGAGCCATTCTGAGGGCTCTCGCCATAACCGCTTCGGGAGAGTTCCACTCTCTTTCAAGCTGCAAGAAATACTGTCTCGCCTGCTTGCCTTTCTCGTTACGCTGAAGCATACAGATTTCTTTTGCCATGTCGATTGTGAGCTGTGCGTCGGTTGCCGGTCTACCACCGGTACTTTCGGACAAAAATGTCTGAAAGTCCGCGCCGTCTGTAAAACCGTATTCGCACATTCTCGAAAACCACTTGTTAAAAGGTGTTTCCACTTCAAGAAATTCGTGCAGGTCTCTCGCTAAGACCGTGGGTCTGTCGCTTTCATAGTTGATTTTGATTAACTCGTTCATTGTGGTGCTCCTTTCATTTAAATAAAGTTGAATCTTTTCCGAGTATGACCGATTGGTCGAGCGCCTTTAATAGCGCGTCCATTCGATACACGGTGGGTTCTACCCGTCCCAGCTCGTAAAAAGAAATCGTCGATGCCGGCACGCCGCTTTTTATTTCCAACTGCTTTAGCGACAAACCGGATTCTTTACGGCATTGGCGCAAAAATTGAGCGATATTCATTGAGCTCCTTTCCACAACATATTGATTTGATTTATTTGACTTTTTACAATATATCGTTTATAATTAATAATAAAAAATTACAGAGGTGCGCTATGCGAATTTCCAAAACACAAGATGTTAATCTCTCGGTTTCCGCTTCTTGGAAAGTCGAAAAGTTTTCTTTGTTGAAACTCTTCAAAATCATTGAGAACGAATACACAACATTGATTCCGATGACTAAAGATTATAGGTCGGTGATTGTTGTATGCCGCGGCGTATGTGATGAAGTCAAATACACTTTCGACGAGTTTAAAAAACATTTTTCCGACAGCACTGCATTCAGTTCCATAACTTTTCTTTACAACAACAGCATCGAAGAGAGTGCCTACTTTTATCTCTCCATTGACGAGCTCAATCTACGCGGCTCTTCGTATGCGTGTTATGTTTCGATTACCTCATCGAGCCTTACCGAACCGGAGGCGGAGGACTTTTTGAAGGAAATAGCAACCGGTGTAATTCCATTTTTATCCGAACCCTGCGCCGTACAGAGTGCCGATGTTCCTCACAAGCAGCCAACAGCACATTTTCTTGCAAATAAATCGTCATCCGCCAACGATGCCGATGATGACAACGCAAACCACGATCACCCAAACAGCAAGCGCCACAAGAAAAGGGCTGCATTCTGGGATTCCGCCCAAAAATTGGGATTGCTTATCACCATTGTGGTTGGCATTATTACCATTCTTTCTTCTTTTGGCTTTCGCAGTTGCACACAGCGCAATGATTTCAAAGACCAAGCTACCGGTTACCACAGCGAAACATATTTTGAATAACAGCGGGTTGTCCACCTCTTTTCCTCCTTTCCATTGTTTTATTTCTTTCCATGTGTTATAATTTTTTTAATTTCTATCAAAGCAGGTGCAAAGCATGAAGCCGATAAAAGACAGTAATTTTAAAAGTCAAGATGTACCGAAAAACATTCGCCAGTATGAGCACCGTATGCGAAATATGCTCATGTGGATATTGGAAGGAAAAGAGATTCAAGAGCTCTCCCCGTGGGATTGCGAAATACTTGGTGCCTGTTTATCCAAAGGATACATAGTCAACAATCTCCGTTCCGTCAGAACCGCCAACGGGAGCATCTCTTTTGATTTATCCGGAGATGCCAAACTGACACATGCGGGTTACGAGTATCTCGCAAGAATCGATGCAGAGTCCCGAAGTCGTAAGGCAATTGTTATTTCTGTGCTTGCGCTAATCATCTCCGTCGTCCCTTTGGTAATCAATTATGCGGTTGCTCCGATACTGGAGTGGCTTTCCAAACGCTGATACCCTTCGACGCGCCCACACATTCCGCAGCATTCGGAATGTCAAGCAAGACATCGTTAGATACAAGTTCCAGTGTCAAAGTAGGCCAAGAGCCGCCCTCGTGATGAAATTTAACGCTGCGGACTGATTGTCCTATCTCAACGCCGCCTAACTTCACACTGCTCTTCAGACCCGTGTTCGGATCGACTCTTATCTCGATTTTGTTCATCTCTTCACCTCTCTTTCTTTTTTCAGCTCCTTTCTTCGGTTAGCTGTAACTTGCGTTTTCACAAGTCGATGAGTAAAAAAAATAAAAGGAGACTCTTTCGACCGGCTCGCCTATAATCTCAAGTATTTTGAACATTTCGCTTTGCGTGAACTCCCTTGCACCGCAGAGCTTGCGGTTAATCGTCGCTTCGCTTTTTCCGACGCTTTTTGCAAGGCTTTTTTGGGTTATGCCTCTTTGTCTCATTGCGCCGAGCAAATTTGAGTAATCATACATTATCGCTTTCACCTCCTTTTGTTTTGATTATATCACTTGCGTTTTCACAAGTCAATACTTTTTCACAAGTTTTCAAAAGTTTTTTTCATTTTTACTTGCGTTTTCGTTGGCTTTGTGATATTGTATAGGCGAGGTGATCAATATGCCAAGCTTTGCAGAAAGATTAAATGAAGCCTTAGAACGCAGAAATATGACCGCAGCGGAACTTGCGAGAGCGTTGAATGTCGCTGACGCTACAATAAGCAATTATAAAAAAGGAATCTATGCACCAAAACAAAGAAGAACTGAAGAAATATCAAAAATTTTAAATGTATCTATTCCGTGGTTAATGGGTGCAGATGTTCCCATGAAGCCGCTAAACCTCGTTTCTCCGAATGTGACCGAAGATGTTGTTACGTTCCCGGTAATAGGCAATATTGCTGCCGGATATGAAGAAATTGCAGTCGAGGATTGGAGCGGCGAAACCATAGATGTCCCACGCTCTTTTCTCAAGGGACGAAGCAAATCCGACTTTTTTGTTCTAAAGGTACACGGTGATTCAATGTACCCGACATACCACACCGACGATAAAGTCCTCATTCTTCGGCAAACCTTTATTGAGCGTAGCGGAGATGTTGGTGCCGTTATTTACGACGGCGAATGTGCGACCCTTAAGAGAATCGATATCTTTGACGACATGATTAGGCTCAGCCCCCTCAATCCGTCATATCCGCCCAAAGAGTTAACCGGCACGGATCTCGAGCACTATCGCATCCTGGGCATACCGTATCTTCTTGTAAGGGAGATAATTAAAAACTAATAGTAAAGGTGGTTTAAGGTTTGAAAGAGAAAGGTTTACAGATAGGTTTGTACATAGTTTCTGCGATGTCAATTCTAACGGGATTCGTTACACTGCCTTCCGGCGGTATAGTCGCTGTTGTATCCGGGATAGGCGGTATCGTCCTTACCGTGCTGTTGTCTAAGCGAACAAAGGAACTTAACAAAACTATTAATGACAAAGACTATGAAATCCAGTGTTTAAATAACAGTGTAGTAAATAATACCAGTGAACTTGTCGCACTCAAAAGGCATCAGGAAGAGCTCGGATTTACCACCTACGATGAGACAAAAGCCGCTGCGGATACACTGCAAAAGTTAATCGAGAGTTATAACCAGACCATTGAGAAACTCCGGGACTCTATACTCGAACAAACAGAGCTCAGTGAGAAAGCCGAAAAGCGTTTAAAAACGGCGCAGAATAAGCTCAACCGAATCAGTGAACTTTACAGAAGCATCAATTATACCGTCAGGGAATTCGGCAACGGCTCGGATGTTGAGCCTCTCGCGTCTGATCTGCTCGAACTCGATGACTTGCTTCCGACCGTCACCCTCAAGCTGCACTGCTTTGATGTCAAGGATCTCCGCAAGGCTTTCCGAGCAAATGATAAGCAGATTGAACAGGTCATGCAGGCATATGCGGCGAGATACACCACAAAGACCAATCAAACTATATACAGACTTATGGTCATAGCCCTTCGCGCCGAGCTTCAAAATATCCTTTTAAGCTTAAAATACGAAAAGCTCGATCAGGGTATCGAAGATGTAAAAAAAGTAACCGCTAAATACCTCGCCATTGCCGAAGAAGGCAATCAGAATATTGCCGGTACACTCAAGAAGTTCGTCGGCGAAATAGAATACCTATTTATCAATGCCGTAAAGATAGAGTACAACTACTATGTCAAAAAAGAACAGGCTCGCCAAGAACAACTCGCAATCAGAGAGCAAATGCGTCAGGAAGCCGAAGATCGTAAAGCTCTCGCCGAAGAAAAGAAAAAGATTGAAGCAGAAGAAACAAAATATAACAACGAAATCCAGTCGCTCAAGGATAAGCTCGCCGCAGCCAACAGCGAAGAGGTCAATCTGCTTCAGGCGCGAATCCTCGAACTCGAGTCTCAGCTTTCGGATGTTGCTGTAAAAAAAGACAGTATCATTAAGCTTCAGAACGGCACCGCCGGAAACATCTATATTATCAGTAATCTCGGTTCGTTTGGTGATAATGTATTCAAAATTGGCATGACTCGCCGACTTTATCCGCAGGATCGTGTTGACGAACTTGGCAGTGCAAGCGTACCGTTTAAATTTGATGTTCACAGCTTTATTTTCTCTGATAACGCCGTGGCTCTCGAAAACGCCTTACATTCTCGCCTTGACGCACAGAGAGTTAACAAGGTCAACCGTAGAAAAGAGTTTTTCTATTCATCCGCAGACGAGCTCGAAGCCATAGTCAATGAGATAGATCCGACAGCGGAATTTAACAAGACCATGATGGCAACGGAATTCCGTCAGTCTCAGTCCTCCGATGAGACATACACCGATGATTATCGCAGTGATGTTGACTTTGAAGATGACGACGATTAAATAAAAAAGAACCCCCGGTGCTGGAACACCGAGGGCTCAGGCATCAACACACACCATGCGTATAGAGTGGATTGATATATTTATTATATCACCCGCTCTGAGGAAACACAAGTAAAGGAGCGGATTTTTTAATGGCAAAGCGTGAAAACGGTGAAGGCAGCGTATATAAACGCAAGGATATCAAGCGGCGTCCCTGGGTCGTCGCGTTGCCGGCAAGTTATAGCCTGGACGAGCAGGGCAAGATGATTAAAAAGCAGGAAATCCTCGGGCACTACGCATCGAGCAAAGAGGCAAAAGCTGCTCTGGCTCACTACCTCGAACACCCGGTAGTTGAAATCAATATGACCGTCGATGACTTGCACACATTGTGGCTCTCCCGTGCCGAATATAAGAACCTGGCTAAGCAATCAAAGGACTGCTACAACGCCGCATGGAAGAAGATTCCCGAAGATGTAAAAAGCATAAAAATGCGCGAGCTGAGAACGGAAAACATGCAGAAATGCATTGATGCATACAGCGCACAAAGCGGCACTTCGCTCTCGTATATAAAAATCACATTTTCGCGTCTTTATGCGCTTGCATTGGAGAGAGACATTTGTTACAAAGACTATTCTAAATTCGTTAAGCTCCCAAAGAAAAAGAAAAACGAAATACATCCATTTTCCGCTGAAGAAGTGAAAAAGATAAAGGCTGCCGCACAAGCTAATGTCCCATACGCCGATATCATTCTCATCCTGATTTACACGGGATTTCGTATTTCCGAACTACTCGCCCTTACTCCGGATGATTACATAGCGGATCAAGCCCTGCTCATAGGTGGTCTAAAAACCGAAGCCGGAGAGAATCGCCATGTTCCTGTTCTGCCGGTGATTAAGCCGTATATAGAAGCACTCGTAGCAAAGCAAGGTAAAAAAATAGTATGTCGTGATGACGGCGAGGGATACAGCTCGAGCTACATGCGCAAAAAGTATTACGACTGCCTTGAAGAGATAGGAGTTAAGCGTCTATCCCCCCATTGCTGCCGAAAAACATGTGCAACAATGATGGTAGAAAGCGGGGTATCACCCGAAGCTACACAAATGATTCTTGGGCACGAAGAATACAGCACGACCTTAAAATACTATGCACTTGTATCAGACAAAACTCTTCACGAGGAAATGGCGAAGATATCTTAAAATCCGTAGTAATCCCGTAGTAACGCCCGATTTCCGTTTAGCATTTATCGTCTGTTGCGCACATCCAAGCCACTATATGTTGTGTTTTTCTCCGCAATTTGCTATATGTATGTACTACATATTTGACTTTTAATCAAGGTGTCCGGAGTTCGAATCTCCGATGGATCACCAAAAGATAAGTCTTGAAGTCGTTGTGTATCAACGGTTTCAAGGCTTTTTTCATTTCTATTTCAATGCTCCCGATTCACTCTCGCATCTATTGTAAACCTACAGGCGCTTTGTTGCATTTTCAAATTGCTTGACACTTGAATCGGAATCGCGTATACTATGTATATAGCCATCGGTGAGAAACAGGCCACTGGGCAATTGTAGCCCAGCCCCCTGGAGTAAGCCGGTGGCTTTTTTTTGCATTCATACAGTATTGCAGTCTTTCCGGAGGTTTCGTCGTTGATAGCATTACTCAGCAATCCGGTTATTGCATTTTGCCTTGTGTGCACACTTGTTATTCACCTCCATTCACAATTTTAAATATAAAAAATAGCACCCTTTCGGATGCTAAGAGAGTATTCTGTAAGCTTTAATCCAGTTTTTTCCTTGTTCTCTGTTCCCAAAGTTCTTTGAAAGTCAGTCCGTTTGCAAAGACATACCCGTCTATCAATTCTTCGAGGGTCTCGTAATAAACACTGTATTGCTTTTCTTCTTCCCATGTGAGCCTCATGTCAGCCATCTGACCGTGATAATCCATGCCGTCAAAATCAAAATAATAGCGATAACCGTCAACGATTATATCCCAACCTCCACCTCGAAGTGATTCGTCAAGATCGTCGAGCTCCTGTTCAAAAAAATAACGTTCGAATCCCGGATATCCCACAGTTTTCATTCCTTTCCGTACCTTGCAACTATCAGTAACCTGCGTTCTTTTCTCGACGGCTTTCGTGCAATATTGGAACGCTTTGTTCCATTATATTCATAAACATGGATTTCATTTTGATTGAAAGATTTCAGAACAATTATTTTTCCGCTTCTTTTTACTTTCTGAAATATATTTTTTACTTCCGCCCATATTATAACCTCTTTTTCAGGGTTTGGCAATAGGAATTCACAAAGTGTACATTTTTGAAATAGTGTTTGAGCTCTTTGACCTTTGCCCTGTCGGTCTTCTCGGTTATACCGAGTTCCTTCATAAGCTTGGCGACTGCCTTCTTGCTGTTTTTGACGCTGATGTTGTTTACTTCCTCGTCGGTGTACTTTTTTTCGGGCTGAGTCTGCTCGTTCTGCTCCTCGTTGCCCTGCCCCTCCGTGGTTTCAACATTCTTGTTTTCTTCTGCCAT